TATTATACAACAGTTTTCATCACTTGTAAACAGTTATTTTCACTCATTTGCATATAGTTTATTAGTGGTGATATATTTGTCACAGATGTTTATTCCTTTTACTCATCGTCGAATTTTTTTATAGAAAGGATTTTTTATCCTAATTCATTTCTATTGTATAAATAATAATACGTTCACCCGTAAGGGCGGAAGTACACAATCGTGGAAGGAACGCACCTAACCAGTATAGGGAGGGTGGCATAATGACTTACAGACCATATTCTTGGAAAAGGTTTTGTCAAGCACGTCAGCGCGCATTAGTTCATAAGATACTGAACTACCGTGTACGCGTCTTAGCAAGCGCCTAACAGCCTTGACTTAATACTACAGTACTCGGTAATACTTCGTCCGAGTCTTTATTATTATAGTAGTACTCCTCCGTATCTCCGAGTCGGTACTCATTTCCGTTTTCCACCTGATAGTATTCAGTAGATACTCGGAAGTCAGGCTGTTTCGGATTTTTCGGAGTGAGGCTATTGTCATATACTCTCATCCTATTATTTGGATATAGACAAAACTGTCCGTTTTCCAATTCCAACAAATTAAAAGACTTGTGTTCATCAGGTTGTTCAGAAGTAGAATAATCAATTTCGTCTGCATGCACATGGTAGTTATCTAAGGTTGCAATGTATTGACCTTTAACATATCCGTGGTTCTTTGTATATACTTCGAAGTCCATAGATCCAATGAATTGTTTCTGTATACAAGTAACACCGTAATCCATACAATTCCAAAACTGTAAATCAGGTAATGCCATATCGATCTTTGGAGTAGTTGGGTCCGTTACAAACGCACTAATAGGGAGTTTATCAAATAAGGCTCCATATTCCGGTAGAAATGTTTCGAAATAAAAAGCACGACCCGGTATTGATTTGGCCGTTACCCAATGACCTTCAACGAACTCTCCGTGACCATCTACGTGATCTCTGAGATACTCACGACGTACCCATACTTTCGTAGAAGGTAAGTTACATATTAAGTGTGTGATATTAATACTCCATTATTCTATTATGTTTCTATTATTATATATTCAGTATATACGTGTAAAACTCTCGGGAAAAAAAATTCGATATATTACTGAGACTCACCGAGGTTCTCGACAGAGGTTGGGAGATCTCTAATAACGTAAGTGCAGTACTAGTAGCCAGTCACAGCCGACCGGAAACTCGCCAATATAAACCGCCGTTAGTGATTCATAGAGTCCCTTCAGTGGTGTCTCTTAGCAGGGTCTTATAGAACCAGTATGGCTATAAGCTTTAAGATCTCGAGACCATTCTATCTCTGTGGTCTCCATAGACACTAAAGACTCATCGGGAGTCTTATCGAACTGTTTCCATAGAGTCAGTGCAGACTCAATGAAATTATGTTCTGAGGTGCACGTGTATACCCTCTCAAAGGTATTATTATTAGGGGTCTTGGTCTTCAATACAGTTTTAAAAAGCATATAGATCTCTCCTTATAGTTTAGCTTCAACATTACTAGGGACATAATTAGCAACAAAGCCATTCACTTCACATTTAATTCTCTTAGGTGTAAATCCTACAACATGACCAATACATCCAATACCATTACAACCTGGAGAATTTAATGTAACCCAAACTTCTTGATTTATTTTAAAATTCTGATTAATCATTTAATATCTCCTAATGTGTTAATTTTTCGTGAATCCAAGGTGCATAAGGAAGATCATATCCCTCAGGTAATTTATTAGTTTCTAGAAACGCGATATCCGAAGCATTGTATGTTCGAATGTTTGTAGTATATGGAAGCTGTTGTGTAGCAGACTTAATAGACTGTTCTTCAGTATTTCCAAATCCTGCAAGGATGATTCCATTATCGAGATTCATTTCTGTAATATATTTCATTTTAGTATTCTCCGCTTTGTTTATTTTATAGTCTTATTATACCATAGTTCTTATCATTTGTAAAGGATTAAATGCAATTAAATATCTAACAAAATCAATGGCTTAGTCATTTAATTGTGAAACTTATAATAAGGGATTGCAACAGGACTTGTAGTTGCTAATCGTGTAACCATTACGAGTCGACTAGTAAGAGCCTTCATTATTGACATACTAGGATCATCACGTTTGCTTTCCTCTTTAATTTTATAAGGTAAAGTTTTTAGTAACATTCCAATCTTTTTAGGATCATCTTTAATCATCTTTTCTAAACTGTTAACACTAATCATTTTAGACATATTTTGTTCTCCGCTTTGTTTATTTTATAGTCTTATTATACAACAGTTTTCATCACTTGTAAACAGTTA